ATCCTTTATTATGGCAGAATTATATAACGGTGCCCGGGCTCTGAAGCCTGTGAGTGAGAGAGACGCTCTTAGAAAAGCCCTTCTTAAGATGAAGGCTAGAAGATCTGGTGAGCTAAAGTCACTCAAAAGTTCATGGCCCAAATTTAATGATGCCTTCTGTGATGGATTGGAATGGAGAACTATCACCGTAGTTGGTGCTAGACCGGGAACAGGTAAGACTCTATTTATGGAACAGTTAATCTCTGATATTATTGAGGAGAATAAAGACCATAAGTTTAGAGTACTTAAGTTCCAGTTTGAAATGCTTGATGAGACCAATGGTATTAGAAAGCTGAGTCTGAATACTGCTTCTGATTACAATACATTAATGAGCAAGGGTGAACCTGTGGACAAAGATCTATACTTAAGATGTGTACAGTACTATGAGCAAACTGCCGAGACTGATGTCATAGATGTAGTATATGATCCGTGTACTGTTGATGAGATGTGTGCTACTATACATTATTATATGGAAGCTCACAAAGATGAACAGGGTAACTACACAAATGCTCTGGTTACTATTGACCACTCAGCTCTACTTAAAGTAGGAAAAGGTCAGAAGGATAAGTTTGAAACATTATATGCTTTAGGGGAAGCTCTGACATATATGAAGAAGCATTATCCTGTGGCATTTCTTGTCTTGAGTCAGCTGAATAGGAATATAGATAATCCAGAGAGATCCAAAGATGGTGACTATGGGAATTATGTATTAGATTCTGATTTATTTGGAGCAGATGCTCTATTACAACATGCTGATGTAGTACTTGGTATCAATAAACCCTCTATCAGAAAAATTAGGTTCTATGGTCCTGAAAGATTTATAGTGAATGATGAAGATCTTCTTGCATTTCACTTCTTAAAATCCAGGAATGGAACAACTAGATTAAGCTTCTTTAAGCTAGATAGAGAAAACATGAGGATAGTTGAGATAGAGACACCTCCACAAGCAACAAAACTTAAATTATAATTTATGAGTAGAAAAGAAAAAGAAAAAGAACTCTTTGCTTATCATACAGATAAGTTAAGAAAAGCTCAAATAGCTGATCCTTTCTTTGTTTCTAAGACTGCCTTTTTTCAGAAAGGTAAGTATGGTAGACAAGTACAGTTATTTGAAAGTGAACTCAAGAGGGGTGAAGATATCTTCATTGAGTTTATTGACATAATTAGAGATAATTCTGGTAAAGAATTAAGAGTTGAGCCTGCTTATGATGACAGACCTTTGTTTAAATGCAAGCACAATCCGTTCTATGCAGAAGAGTATGATGTAAAAGAAGGTACTAATTCTAATGGTGATAATTACCTAGCTTATACTGTTCCTTTATCTGAGCTTATGGTTCTTATGCCTGATGGTACGGAAATTACTTACAATCTTTATGAGAAAAGAAAAGCTGAAGCTCCTAAAGAGCAAGTAAGCTTATCAGTATTTCCAGATTTTGAAGAACAGTTTATTCCTAAGTTTAAAGAAGTTCAGGAAGAACTATCTACTGAAGAATCTGCATCTGATATTCTTTTAAGGATTGCAACAGAGTTTCAGAAACTAGCACAAAAACTTAAGTAATGAGTATAGTACTTCCAACTAAAAAGGTTGCGGCTGATAGAACTAATCCAAAAAGATTAGTTATCTATTCTAAGCCAAAGACTGGTAAGACAACTGCATATGCAGGACTTGATAATAATCTAATTATTGACTTGGAGAATGGTGCTGACTATATAGAAGCACTTAAGCTTAAAGTAAATTCTTTACAGGAGTTACTTGAAGCAGGTAAAGCAATTAAGGAAGCAGGCAAACCATATAAGTATATTACAATAGATACTGTAACTGCATTAGAAGATATGGTAGGTCCTCTTGCTATTAAGCTTTATAAGCAAACTAGCATGGGTAAGAACTATGATGGAGATAATGTCTTATCCTTACCAAATGGTGCGGGATATTTATATTTAAGACAAGCTTTCTTTCAAGTTTTAGATTTTATTGATACATTAGCTCCCCATATTATTTTATCTGGTCACATTAAAGACAAACAGATAGATGATAAAGGAGAGATGGTTTTGGCTGCAAATATAGATTTGACGGGCAAGATTAAGTCTCTAATCTGTGCTAATGCAGATGCAATTGGTTACATGTATAGAAAAGGAAATAAGACTATTTTATCATTTAAAACAAGTGAAGAGGTAACTTGTGGAGCAAGACCTGAACATTTATGTAATGAAGAAATAGTAGTAACAGAGATGAATGAATCTGGTGGATTAGAATTTCACTGGGACAAAGTTTTTATTTAACAATTTAATTTTAAGAAAAATGGCATTAAGCACAACTGATTTGGGCACAGGAGGCTCAGGACTACCAAAAACAATTACACCTGGTAACCATGTATTGAAGATTAACAACATTGAACTTGAGGATTTCAAGTTTATTGACAATGCATACCATCTTATGTTACATGTAGAAACTGCACCTATTGAAGGTTTTGAAGGTTTCCTAGTTGACAAAGAAGATGAAAGCAAAGGAAGATATCAGGGTCAGATTGGTAGAATTAAAGCAAGTCAATATGCATTTGCAGATGGTGAAACTAAATCTGGAGTTAAGATTCAGAGAGATAGATCTATCTTGATTTTCTTGAGAACTTTGGCTCATACTCTACAACTTGATTCTTGGTTTCTTGAGCAAGATGGTCAGCATGACACTATTGAAGACTTTGTTAAAGCATTCAATAAGACTGCAGATTTCAGAGAAAAGTATCTTGAGTTCTGTGTAGCTGGTAGAGAATATGAAGGTAAAACAGGTTATACAAACTATGACTTGTGGTTACCAAAATCTGAAGGTAAGAAATATGCATATGGTGAAGAAGAGTCTGGTACTGTTATTAGATTTGATGAAGCTAAGCATGTTAAAAAATTAGAAGTTAAAGAAGTTAAATCTTTCGGAGATGATGACGATGTGTTCTTAAAACCTAAGACATCATCTGACTTTAGTTTAGATTAATACTCACTCTTTTTAAAGGGGGAGTTTAGTTTATTATTAATAAAAGACTAAGTCAGGAGCCTCCCCCTTTATATTTATTAGTTATGATTTCAACAAGGAATTTAATATCTGATTTGAGTGAAGTACCAATAGAATGGGTATTTGAGTATTATCTGAACTTAAAAGAAAAACTTACAGGACAAGACATAAAGATGCTATCTGCATTTAATGTTAAAGATAAAGTGCCTAGCATGTTTATCTATCAGACAAATAGTAAGTATAAGTTCAAAGATTTTTCTTCAGGATTTCAAGGTGACCATATAGAACTTGTTAGACATCTGTTTAACTATGATGTCAGATTTAAGGCTGCTAACCGGATTATAACCGATTATCAGGAGTATTTAAAACATAATGCACCTGCACAGAGAGGGCCTATACAGTTCTATGATAAGTTCAAGGTTGTAGATTTTGAGATGAGACACTGGAATACATTAGACCAAAAGTATTGGACACAATTTAAAATTGGTTCTAGTATCTTAAGTCAGTATAATGTAGTTCCATTGGAATTCTTTACAATGTCTAAGACTGAACCAGATGGTTCTATCACAAGCTATAAGTTTTCTAGACCCTATGTTTATGGTTATTTCCGTAATGATGGTGAGCTCTATAAGATTTATATGCCAAAGGTTCCTGAGAAAAAGTTTATTAAGATCCAGAACTATACACAGGGTATGGATCAACTACAGTATGATTCTAAATATTTACTGATTGTATCATCTCTTAAAGATCTTATGAGTTTTAAAAAGCTTGGTATTGGTAATATAGAATGTATTGCTCCAGACAGTGAGAATACTATGATTGGAGAATCTGTTATAGGTAAGCTTCAAGAAAAATATTCTAAGATACTTGTACTGTTTGATAATGATGAGCCCGGTCTTAAGGCTGCTCAAAGATATCATGACAAGTATGGTATCAACTTTATTAATCTTGATATGTCTAAAGATTTATCAGATTCTGTAAAAGATCATGGTGTTGAAGCTGTTAGAGACAAATTATTATCTTTACTAAAACAAGCAGTATGAGTTGGTTATACAAAGGAGAAGTATTTACAGATAGCAAGATTCCAGAAGGAGCCGTTGGGTTCATATATGAGATGGAGGCTATCATAGATGGTAAGTCTGTTAGATATATTGGTAAAAAGAACTTCTATTCTACAACTAAGAAAAAGTTTGGAGTAAAAGCTCTTGCTAATATGGAAGACAAACGTGCAAAGAAATACACTATCCAGGTAAAACCTAACTATCAGAACTACTATAGTAGCAATAAAGTGCTACAAGATGCACATAAGAATGGAATTCCCATTAAAAGGTTCATGGTAAGAATCTGTTTTTCTAAGACAGAACTAACATATCATGAGACTAAGTACCAATTTGTAAGAGAGGTACTGGAAAAAGAAGAATACTTGAATGCCAATATCCTTGGCCGCTTCTTCCGTTCTAAATGAAAATATATTAGGAATGTAATATATTATTTTGTATATTTGTTCTATGAGAACACAAACAGGAACTTATAGAACATACAAAGATATGTTAACAGCTTT